AACCTTCCAGTTTACCCGACTCATAATCGTCCGAATTTTCGTAGAAAGCGGAAGCGTTTTATGCTGAAGCGAGTTGTTGGTGGATGTCAGCGTCAGCAGATTGATATTCTGATTGCTGACGTAAGCCAGATCAGGACCAATCGACGTAACGCCGTTAATGCCCACCAGACCCACCTGACGGGTGATTTCAGTAACCGTAACGTCAGTTAAAGCTCCTTCCACGTTCTGAAGCAGCATGATCGACTTGTTCTTGAAAGCAATCAGGCTGTTCTGTCCAAATGGGAACGTAGCAACCATGTAGTCGCTGTTACCAGTATTTACGTTAAATTCATTGGCTAAAGGATCGTAATCTTGAAACGCAAGTACATCAGACGCCGCTATCGTATTGTTGCCATCTACAACCCAAAGCCTGTTTTGATAGTAAACAGCATTGTTGCTTTTAGGAATAGATAAGAACGAGATTGGAAGCGTTGTATCTGGAACTAGCGTAAACGTGCCGTTCCAATTGCCATCCCAGTATAAAGGTGTTTCATCTGGGCCACGGAAAATGTAAACGTAGTTGTTAGCCTGAACAATGGTAGACTGAGTGGTTACTTGGTAGCTTCCAAGGCTGATGCTTTTGCCTGTGTATCCGTTGGCGTAGAATCCAACGCTAGCATTCCCCAGCATCATAATCCATGTCTGACCAATGTTGTTAGGATCGGAATAGATGCTTGAAGCGTAGACATTCTGCAACGGAGCACTGTAGGAGTAAAGTGCTTCGTAGATTCCAGTGACACTTGAATTTATTACAACAGACGTGTTGTTGCCGTTGGCTAAACTTTGATCGGCAGGAAGAAGATCTGTGTTTGTAATTTCTGTATCATACAATATCCAATTAGTACCATAAATTGAAGTAAGTACTACAGTTGTTCTGGTAGCTCCAAAATTTTCACGTCCTATTGCAATAAATCTTCCATTAAAAAAATCAATATCACTAAAAATATAATTAGAAGTGTATGCAGCCTGAACTAAAGTCCAATTTGTTAAATCATTAGAAATGGCAATTCCACCTCCAATAGAAATTGCACAAAAAACATTATTTCCAAAAGTTATTCCGGCAATTGTACTAAAAGTAAAAAGCGCGTCCAAATCAGCACCTAATGTCCAGGTGATCCCATCAACTGATGTTACAACTTTTCCAAACAACGTTGTTAAAATAAAAACGCCATTGTAAAAAAACAAATCAGTAGCTCCACCAAATGCGGTTTGAACAGTTCCGGTTGTCCACGTCACTCCATTATCGATAGAAGTTATTGGAGTAAATGTTGAACCTGAAATACTGCTATACACCCCAATCCATTTCCCGTTTCCATATGCTAATCCTTTTGGCGACAAAGGACTAGTTGGAATTGTGGATGCAGATATACTCCACGTTGTGCCATTTGATGAAAAATAAATTTGATTATTAGAAGTGGAACCTGCAACAAATGCACCATTTGCAAATGCTATCCTTGCGATTTGCCCACCAAGAGCAGCGGGAATTGCAGTTTGCGTCCAAGTAATAGCATCAAGACTGGTAATAACGCATGGAAATCCTGTCGTAAGGACTCCTCCAGCAACAAACAAATTAGCACCAAAGGTAATGCATCGAGCATCACCAGAGGTTGTGTTTGCAGCCGTGTTCCATTTAGAGCCAAATGACTCAGTAGCCAGTTCTGGCAAGCAGACAAATCCACCTCTCGTCACTGCGTCCTGAGATGTGAAATCATGGTTAACGGCCTTCTGGACGTTACCAGGCTTAATGTTCTCAGGAGCGTTGTACTCGTCTACGCCAAGAAATGAATTATCGCCAACCACTTGAGGTTGGTCATCAAGATTACCGTATGCGCGATAACGATTCATTGCTGTTGTGCCTGTGGACTCTCAATCGAGGTTCTTAGCGTTCCCAGCCTTCCATTGCTTGCGCCACCGCCAGAGAAGAAACGCAATGCCAAGCAGCGTGCCAACAAGTGCTGCGAACTCATTAATCTGTGACAGGGACACCATTGCAGCGGCGGGCGTTGCAGCAGTAAGGGTAGCGCGGATGTTGTCGGAGGTCATTTAGATTTGTTGTAGCGTGCGCCCACCCACCAGAAGATCAGGGTCCATGATCCGAATTGAATCTCCGGTGACATGGTAGCGCGGACTTCAGGGGATGCGGAGAAATAGACTGAGGTCAGGAAAATAAAGCCCGCCCACGTCAGCCCAGGGCGCGTAAGCTGGCGGAAGGCGTCAACAAGGACGTAGATGGAGCCAACCCAAGGCCACGTCCCAGCGGGGATGACAAGGGTTGCGTTGGAGTCCTTCTGTGACGCGGTGAAGGCGTTCCACGCTGCCTCTTTCTCGGCTGCGGCGAGCTTCGCGTTGAGCAGCATGATTTCTACCTCGGCGTCCTTCTTCTTCCTCCACGTCTCAAAGAAGCTCGTCCCGAGATGGAGCAACGACCCAACGACACCCCCAGAAGCTGCGTTAAAGAGGATGTCGGTGAGGCTCATGGTTCATCGCCCCCAGACGTAGGTGCGAGCAACAATGCCCACAAAGTTCGCCGCCGTCACCCGCTCACGGTTCTCGTAAGTCTTATTGCCCAGCCCCGTCATAATCCACCCGCCAGCGTCGATCTGGGCCGCTTGGTGCATGACGTTGCGACCAGCCCAGACGGGGACATAGATGCACAGCGTGCCGGCCTTGATGTCGCTGTAGCTGGCACCCGACACAAGCACGGCCAAAGCGGACACCGTTCGCAGCGGATCAGCCCCAGCGGGAGCCGCAGGGATGTACGGTGCCATTGAGCCAGTCCCAAGGACCACCACGGCAGATGGGCCTGCCAGAGTCCAAGCTTCAGCCTCTGAGGCCACTACAACCCGCGTTGGCAGTCCAGCTAGCAATACCCGCTCACTCCGCAGCGCAAGCCCCAGCACGACCACAAGGCCGAGCGCGAGCACTGCGAGCAGAAGTGAGCGTTTGAGGGTCATGGCGTGGGCTTGTCAGCAGCGGCAGCGGCCTTGAGCTGTTCGATCTCGGCCAGCGCAGCCGCAAGCGAGTCCACCAGCAGGTTCAAACTCTGTTGTTGGAGCTGGGTCACGATGGCGTTCTTGTGTTCGTCTTTGGTCATTGTAATTATTCTGCGGGAAGCTCAAAGCCCGCGTTCACGGCGAGCACGCCCGCAAACTTCTCGTCGTTGACCCAGACAGCGCATTGCTCGGCAGTCGCGGGCACAAGGCCCACGGGCATGATTTCCACGCCCTCGGCGTCGAGGAGATGGCAGTCGGCCACGGCGGTGGGGTCTGTGTATTGGATGTAGCGGACGGAAAAAATCACTCCTGTCTTTGGAGCGTTTGGAGAACCCATCGTATATGGGGAAATTGGGATGTTGATCATAATAGTTGGTAATTTCGGTTTCTTAACGATGCTGAAATTTTTGATTTCCAAGATTCAGAAAGTGGAGGCCTCTTTTTTCCCAGCTTGGACAAACCAATTTTATCTTTGGTTTCTTGTGAAAGCTTTTTACCTAAGCCCGCCTTCCGCATATTATTGATCCACTCTACCGTAAACACAGGACGCTTTTTCCCGCGCTTTGATTCCGCGACCTTTTTCCTGTGTTCATCCGTCTGCGGTCCCAGTTTCTTTCCGGTTTTAATTTCGGAAATTATTCTTTTTGTTTCTTCAGACATCGGACCATTTGACAAACCTGTGCGAGAAATCGACATCTTCTTTTTGGTCTGTTCACTAAAAATCGAATTATTTGTCCCACCAATTTTGAGGTTATACCCATATGGTGCGACGCAAGCTAACTTGCATCCCCAGAACACCTCCTTGGACTTCAATTCAGATATGGGACAACGCTCCAAGACATAACACACAAAAGCGCACGCTCCGTATTTATTGAGAGCCGAGAAAATCAAACGCTGCTTGCCGTTTTTTTTGATGCGGATATAGCATTGAACTCTGCGTTTTACGTTTTTGCTTTCGCCGACATACCATTTCCCATTCGCTAGACAGTGAATACCGTAAACGCCCGAGAACGTTTCTCCGTCGTAGCGCATTACCCCGTCTGAGAACATTATCTCTTTTCCGTCCATGTTTTAGAGAGTTCCGACTTTCGGGCTCGCGGGTGAGCCCATTGTGTATGGTGCAATTGGGATGGTCATGGGTGTATGAGATTAGGCTGAAACTGCGATTTTGTAGGTGTTTCCATTGCTGTCTTGGATAGTGACGTATCCGGTCGGAACTATGACTGTGCCAACGTAGGCGTTTCCGAGCTTGAGTGCGCCCCCCACCGTCACCGCGCCCGCGAAGGTGGCGGCTCCGGTGTTGTCAATCGTCAGCCGCGTGGCGGGGGTGGTGCCCCCGTAAATTATAAACTTCCCGCCGCCACTTCCGCTATTGTTATTCGTCGAAAATAGATACCACGGCAGACCTCCGGTTCCCGTGTTTGTAATTAAACACGCTGACTCATTGGCTGCACTGGTCACGGACAGGGTGTTTGTGCCCGTCACCGCGCCCGCGAAGGTGGCGGCTCCGGCTGAAATTGCCGCGTAGGTGGACAGGTTGCTTGCGTAAAATCGAAAATCGTTATCCGTGAAAAGCTGTAATGCGCTGCGTATCGTGCCGCCCCGATAAAATCCGATGTACGGTTGGTCGGTTCCGACGTTATTGATTTGCAGCGTTGGTCCGCTCGATACGGTTGCGCTTACCGCGCCCCCGAAATAGCTCGCGTTGCCGTTGTTGCCCGCCGAGAGCCCACCCGTGACCACTAGCGCGCCTGCGCTTGCGGAGCCTGCGGTGGACGAGGAGATGGTCGCTGTGCCAGTAATTCCTAATCCCGTCGTTGCAATGTCTAACACCTTTGCACCGTTAGCCGCTACACCAATGTTGTTTACACCAATGCGATAGAGCCCTGTGTTTTGGTCGGATAGAAACGCAAAGCTGGGATTGCCAACCGCACCATTTGCACCGTGCACACTGCCACCTGGAGCAATTACACCACTGGTTGTAAGCGTAGTGACAGATGGGTTGGCAGCACTCATCTTGCGCGTGCCGTTAGTTGCTCCATCCAAAGCCATAAAATCATCAGATGCAGCCGATGAAGCAGTTGTAGCGAGGTCTTTGATGCGAATGTCAGCCATAAAATAAAAGGTTACGGATATTGAACGTACACAAACTTGTTCCCAGACGAATCAACGATGTTATCGCCAGTAGCTGTAATTAGATATCCATCTGGGATAATGGGGCGGCTAGAGTCATTAAGCTGGGGTATGTTGATACCCGTAGCCATGCGCTGGCCCAGAATATCACATTGACTGCCGAGGATCGCAATCACAGCTGGAATTCAGAGGCTTGGATAGCTGCGCTGGTTGCACCTTGGCGGATGAACTTAGCCTGTTGCGCTGCTGCGGTAGACCAAGTGTAATGCGAGCCTGAGTACAAGCGATGACCATTAGTCGTAGTCGGCGCAGAGCCGTCAAACGTACACATCACGTCAGCGTCCTGCACATCCAGAACAATCATAGTCGTGGTATCGCCAAACGTGGAAAACTGTACGCCACCTACCGTGCTGTCTACCGTGAGGCGTTGATCTGCTACCGTACTACCCCGATACCAGGCTGGTTTCGGGAAGATGTTATTTAGATTGAATGAACTCATAAGTAAGTAGTTTT